CCTCCACCCTAGGGATTCCAAATCCTGTGAGTAACTGCCTCAAACAGAAGAGGAAAGTATCACGAGACGGAACCAAGGTAACCAGTTTTCTCAAGGTTAAGAGCCGAGAGAGACTAAATCCTCCTTACTCAAATCTGAGGTCAAGCAGGTTTTTCCTTTAGAATAGATTCTAAAAGTCGAACCGCATTAACATCAGTAGGAGCAGGGATAACTTTTTTATATACGGCTCCGGACAATTTCGCCCTTTGCAGGATATCTAAAAAAGATTTAGCTGAATCAACCTTAAGTTTTAGTTTGTAAACCTCATTAGGAGAGAGTGTACAACTCAAACCTCAATGACGGAAAGATCATTCTAACACTTTTTTGTGTTGAATGTTAATCACGGGCTCTAAGTTAAACCTTAGTTCGGCCCATAGATTAACAGAATAAATCCTTCATAAGATTTGAATAGCTCTCTCTACCTCATCTCTGGGCGTATAGGAAAGGAAGAATAACTCTTGGGAATATTTTGATAAATCAAAAACTTCCCTTAAGATAGACTCACCTAATCTATAGGACAGAAATTCAGGAGAGACGTTAATTCACTTCTGCAGTCTACGACCTAAAGCAGATAATATTCACTGCGCATTTACGTTGTAATAATCTTTTGCCTTTTTTGAAAAAGTAAGAGGTTTTCCTCTAACTAATTCAGTAAGGTTCTGATTACCATCAACACTAGTGCACAGCAGAAGCTTCCCTAAAACTGTTACAAAAGGTTTGTCTTTTGAAATGATACCCTTAAAAAGATCTTCAAATGAAGAATCCTTTAAGAACATCGTTAAAAGAGCAGATCTTGTATAGTCTAAGGAACCTTCGCTATACTTTGTCTTACGAGCTACCCGTGATAAGTAGCGAGTAGGATTAGGTATAGGAAACTTCTGCAATAGGGAGTAAAGTATATTGGCGCGCCCAAGTCAGGATCTTTGTGAGATAAACATTCTTCAAGAAATTGGAGAAACATCTATTCCATTTAGACCGGTGACCTTGGCGAACTCTACAACAGGCTTGCAAGCGATAACTGATTTTGATAAATTGATAGGAACACCGATAAGCTCCATAAATTGGAGATAACGGTTTGCTACTAATTCATCAAACAACACTATATCATCACCCAAAAGTTCATAATTATCAAATCATCCCCCCTTGAGAGGGTAGACGAAGCGATAACACAATTGAACGATGAAATGGTGAGTAATCGCCAGCATAGCTCAAGAAGATAATGCACCCATAGGTTGTCCGACTGCGTATCTAAGAACCTTTTGTTCGGGATTATTCTTACTCTTAGGTAAGATATAATCACGATCAATTAAGATCCTAGATCACAGTCTCCCAAAGTCATGATCAACTAAAGCACCAATGATAAATCTCTGTAATAAAACAGGTAATCTATCGGTAGCAGCAGTTAAATCATAACCAAAGGAACAACCAGAAACTTTTGATTTTTCAAAGGCTCTGAGAACAGAGGCTCGTTGATCAAAAGTACCGTCATTTGGAAACTTTGCAAGAATATCGAAAAGATATTCATGTAATGGTGCCAAACACAGCTGGGTTAAATTATCAACCATTGCGAATACCCGAAGCTTCCCGGCTGCCTCTTCTTTGATCGATAACTGGCCTAACCGAGAGGACTCTTTAAGAATATCACTATTCCTAAAGGGAACTCCAGTTAGTACACCAGGTATACAATCAAATAGTTTAATAAGATTTCCTGAGCCTTTATAATAACTTATAAATCTCAGAATATCTTGATATAAACTAGGTCTCATAGAACGAATTGTAAATAGATCTCTAAAGAGACCAATTCATGAAACTCTATGGGATGAAGATGCAGATTCCAGGAACCTGAGTCTTATTACTCGAGATTTAATGGATCCAAAGTTGAAAATCTGAGAAACTTCCTTGGTTAATGAAACCAGGGGAGCTTCCAATCCTTCAACATTGGAGACATTAACAGTAAGAGGATCAGTTATGGTTTCAAGCTTTAGCTTTCCCGGTATAGAAATAATTCTATAAAGAGAAAATAAAGTATTTCAGTAACGAATTACTGAACTTGAACCCATCCTGATCAACTTCCTGTCTGACAAAGGAATGATAGAAGGTAGACCCTTATTTAACCTCAAAAGAGGTAAATCAGGTTCTATTTCTCTCAAACTTTTGAAAGAATTTCCAGCAATAAACTTCTGTAAAGCTAATTGATTCGCCTTTAGAAGTTTAACGGTGAACACCGATCCATGATTCTTACGAATCCTGAATAAGTGTTTACCAAAACTGTAAAGATGATTCATTCTCGCACGGAACTTCACTGTCCTAGGAAAGATTGCCGATATTACTCGGAAACCAATCCTAGATAACAGTGCTGAAAACTCAAGAGAGTTTTCAAGCTTAACCAGAGGACTTGTACTTTGTGAATCCCTGAATAAATTTTTTAAGGAAATAAAATTCATAGATTCATTTAGTATTAAGATCCAACCTCAAAACTGGGTCCTACATCGCTTTACTTAAGTACAAATAAATTGTCCTAACTTAAGGCCCATGTAAGACCAGCAGAGAGGTCTGAAATGCAAGTTCTCCTGCGCTGTTCCTCGATTAAGAGGGACGCCAGGCTGAAGTCAGCTCAAACGTGGAGGACGGTCGGACCGAAAGGTTTAACCATTAACAACCTCCCTTCTCTCCCAAAAACTTGACGACCCCGAAAGGGACCAAGCCTAAGGAAAAGATTTAAGTAATCTCAATTAAGAAACTACTACTCCTATTTTTAATAGGGGGGATTAGAGGGCTAGGCTTTAAGACCTGGC